GCTAAGGTTAAGAAGGTAAACAAGCCTTTTGCTAGAAAGATACAGATACTTACGGTGTTGGAACAAAGAGCCAAGGCAGCAGGTAAACATACGCAAGCAGACATTGCTAAACGTGGCAAAGAAGCCATACGTAGAGCGCGGAAGGTAAAGTAATGGGTCAGCTTAAACAGTGGCGGGATCAGCAGTGGGTTCGTATCGGCACCGATGGCAAGATCAAAGGGCCATGCGGCACGTCGAAAGATAAAAAGAATCCTGATCGCTGCCTGCCGAAAGCTAAGGCGCAGTCACTGAGCCAATCTGAACGTGCTACTACAGCACGTAAAAAGAAGAAAGCTGGGGCTACAGGTAAGACGGTAGTGGCTAATACGCCAAAAGCAAAGGTACGCACATCTCCGGCTTCTGCAAAAGGTAGGCGTATAGTTAGAAAAAACGGAGGTGGCCCTATCCGTGAAAACCACAAAGGTTGCGGAGCAGTTATGGGCAACCGTAGAAAGAAAACCTTATACGTAAGAGGTAGTAAGAATGGATAAACTAGAAGTTTTCCAAAACGGTAACTTTTCAGATGGGCGTCCCGTCTTTCAAGTAGGTAGTAAGAACGAAGACGGCACGTACACCATAGTAGACGCAAGTCTGATGAGTGAAGAAGAGGCGAAGGCTAGGCTGGAGAGTTTACAGCCCACACCGGCTCCAGAACCAAAGAAAGAACCAGCTAAGAAAACAGCAGCGAAGAAAACCACGGCGAAGAAAAAATAAATGGCTACCTCTGGAACAACCGCATTTGAGATGGACTTCACGGAAATCGCTGAAGAAGCGTGGGAACGTGCGGGCCGTGAAATGCGTTCAGGGTATGACCTTCGTACTGCTCGAAGATCCATGAACTTGATGACTATTGAGTGGCAAAATCGTGGTCTTAATCTGTGGACGATAGACGAGGGTACGGTAAATCTCGTCAAAGACACCGCTCAGTATGATTTGCCTGCGGACACTATTGACCTGTTAGAGCAGGTAGTACGTACAAACTCTGGTGATGAGTATACACAGCAGGATCTAACAATAAATCGTATCAGCGTTAGCACATACGCATCTATACCTAACAAGTTAACAGAAGGTAGGCCGATACAAGTTTACATAGAAAGACTTGTGGCTAATCCAAAGATAAACGTATGGCCTGTGCCCGATAAAAGCGATACCTACGTTTTTAAGTATTATCGTATGAGGCGCATACAAGACGCAGGTAATGGAGTAGAGACTCCTGACGTGAATTTCAGATTCTTACCTTGTTTGGTCGCAGGGTTGGCGTATCACATAGCCATGAAAGACCCAGAGTTAGCACCACGCATACCGTTATTAAAAGAGGTATATGAAGAGCAGTTTAGATTAGCCGCAGAGGAGGATCGTGTTAAGACTCCGGCTCGTTTTGTGCCACGTATGAATAGAGCGTACTGATGGCTAGTAGATTTGCTTCTACAAAAAGAGCTTTAGCCGAATGCGATATATGCGGTTTTCAGTATAAGTTACGCGAGTTAAAAAACTTAATACGTAAAGGCAAAGACACAAACTTAAAAGCGTGCCCTACGTGTTGGAATCCAGACCATCCGCAACTGAAACTAGGCGAGTTTCCTGTGGATGATCCGCAGGCAATACGTAACCCTAGACCTGATAGAAGTTTAGGTGATGCTGGCAGTACAAGCAGTAGGCAGATACAGTATGGATTTAACCCAGTGGGGGTTGGACGTGACCCGTTTGGACTTACACCAAATGATTTGGTTGCGAAAGGTGAAGTGGGAACAGTAACAGTAACAACTACTTAGGTGATGTTATGAAAAGCACGAGCACGATAAAACCAGTGAAAGAAGCTCCAAAGACGGACATGAAAGACGTAAAGACCACGGGAATCAAAATTCGTGGTACAGGCGCTGCTACAAAAGGCACTATGGCTAGAGGGCCAATGGCGTAACCTATGAGTATGACCTACGCTCAGTTAACGACAAACATAGAAGACATTTGTGAGAATACGTTCACAAGTGACCAGCTTGCTTTGTTTGTACAACAAACTGAGCAGTTCATATACAACGCTGTTCAAATACCTGCGCTACGTAAAAACGTTACTGGTGCCGCCACCGCTAGTAATAAATACCTACAGGTGCCCTCTGATTTCTTATATGTGTACAGCCTTGCGGTGATAGATGGTAGTAGTAATTATCACTATCTACTAGACAAAGACGTTAATTTTATACGTGAGGCGTACCCCGTTGCAGCTACCACAGGGCTACCAAAGCACTACGGTCTTTTTAATGGCGATACTTTCATACTCGGCCCAACACCAGATTCAGGCTATACCTTTGAACTGCATTATGGTTTCTACCCAGAGTCCATTGTGACGGCTAGTTCTTTACCGTGGCTAGGAGAAAATTTTGATTCTGCGCTGCTAAATGGATCTCTTGTAGAGGCGCTACGGTTTATGAAAGGTGAGCCTGATTTAGTGCAGATGTACGACAAAATGTTTGGGCAGTCTATGGTTCTTTTGAAGCAACTTGGAGATGGTAAACTAAGAAGAGATGCTTATAGATCTGGGCAGTATGTAGAGGCTAAACAATAATATGTTCGCTGAATCAGAAGCAGCCGTAGGACAAGTTGTAGTAACCGCTACGGTTGATAGAGGCCATGACCCTAGTTTTTGGGCCGATAGAGCTGTCGATAGGATTGTATCTGTTGGAGGTAATTGTCACCCTTTGATCGCACAACAAGCAGAGGCTTTCAAAGAAGCAGTACACAAAACAGTAGAGCTTTGCATAAAAGAAGCGATCAAGAGTGATAGAACAACATTGATTGCCGAACTAGAACGTCAAGGTCATAAAGATATGGCTGATATAATTAGGAGTCTATAATGGCTATTTCGACAGCGATGTGTACTACCTTCAAAAAAGAACTTTTAGAGGCAGTGCATAATTTTAAAAACTCTGGTGGCAGTACGTTTAACCTTGCTCTGTACACAAGTTCAGCAACTTTAGGAGCAAGCACAACAGCTTATACAACGTCGAACGAAGTGTCAGGCACGGGATATACCGCTAAAGGTGCTGCATTGACTCGCGTTGATCCAAGTAACGACGGAACCACTGGAATCACAGATTTTGCAAATTTGACGTTTTCATCTAGCAGCATTACTGCAAACGGCGCGTTAATTTTTAATGAGTCTGCGTCTGGCGATCCTGCTGTATGTGCGTTAGCTTTTGGCGGTGATAAGACATCTAGTTCAGGAGATTTTACAATACAATTTCCCGCAGCAGACGCCTCAAGTGCGATTATTCGCATCGCATAGCGAGTAATCTGTGTCAGACTTATTTGGGTGGGGCAGAGGAACTTGGGGTGCTGGCCCTTGGGGTGAAGTAACTCCAGCCGAAATTACAGGTGTTTCAGCCACTGGTGCTGTTGGCACAGCTACTGTTGGTCTGGGCCAAACGATTGTCCCAACGGGTGTTGCAGGAACTGGGGCGATTGGGACTGTAATCGCTGCAATACCAAAAGTGGTTGCAGTAAGCGGAGTTTCAGCGACAGGAGCAACGTCTAGCGTTACTGTTTGGGGCTTGATAGACACCTCTCAAACACCGAATTGGAAAGAAATAGCTTAATGGTTAAGAAAGTAAAAAAAGTAATTAAAGGTTTGGAAAAAGCCTCTAAGACTCACAAGAAGCAAGCGGAAACGCTCAAGAAGCATGTGGCTTCAATGAAGAAACCCGCCGCTAAACGCCGGAGAAAGTAAATGGCAACTTACGTTAACGACCTACGCTTAAAAGAGATTGCCACTGGTGACGAATCAGGTACGTGGGGCACCAGTACGAATACTAACCTTGAATTAATTGCAGAGGCGTTTTCGTTCGGCACAGAAGCAATTACAACAAATGCCGACACCCATACGACGACGATTGCTGACGGATCTACTGATCCGGGTCGGTCTATTTTTCTTCAGTATACCGGCACCCTAGATAGCACCTGCACGATCACGATAGGGCCAAACACGGTCAGCAAACTATGGTTCATTGAGAACGCAACCAGCGGATCACAGAGCATTATCATAAGCCAAGGATCTGGCGCAAATATCACAATACCTAATGGTCAGACCAAAGCAGTTTACTCTGATGGCGCTGGTTCAGGCGCAGCGATAGTTGACGCTCTGGTTGATCTGGACTTGACGGGTACGACAACGGTTGCGGCACTGACCGCCTCTGGAAATATTACCACTTCTGGAACTGCTTCAGTGGCTGGCGGCTCATCTAATGGCGTTGTTATTAGTCAAGGCGATATCGCTATTAAGAATGGCGGTACGCAATCCACGATC